TCTTGCCAAAGTGTGGACACCCGTCACAGATGCCGGGGTTCTCGCTATCGAACTTGATGCATGGGTACGGTCCCTTGATCTCTGCCAACTTCTGGTGCATGCGGTCTTCGGTGTAGGGGTGCAGTTCGGTCAACCAGATGGTTGCCTTCTGTACGTCCTGACACTTCTGTGCAATGCTCAACCACCCACGCCACAACGGCTCCATGCCATCTTCACTAGCGTTCTCTGCATAGTGGCGCAACTGGGCACACCCCGTACCGTCTTTGGTACGTTTTAAGATTTTGGCAAACTTAGTTACGCTGTTCTCAAACAGAGTAACACTGGTTGTAGACGGCGGCACAACGGGGGCGTTGGTTGGACGCTTGCCCGGAATGGTTGACGCTACAGGTGCTGGTGCAATACTCTTTAACTGGCTCACTACGTGAGCTTTCAAATCCTCGAAGTTAAATATATCGCCCTCTGCCAGCAGTTTGACTGGGCGCGGGGTTTCGTACTTCTTCTTGAAATTGGTTGTCTCAGGTATGCGTAGCACACGGGCGGCATCCGCCGTCACGGTCATGTCGATGCTAAGTTTTTGTTGCCTGCACAGGCGTTTGAAGTTCTCTGCAAGGGGTTTCCACTCAGCGATCTCGACGGTTTCCTCGAAAGGCCAGTAGCAATGCAGACCACCACCAGAGCCAACAATCCACGGTGTGCCCAGTATGTCCAAGCCAGTTTCGGCAAGGAACGCTTTGAGCGCGTAGGCTGCTTGCTTCTTGGTGGCGTAGCCGTCCATGTCAATGAACAGAGCCTTGATGAAGCGGGCGTTCTCGGCCTTGCGTTTCTTCGCATCATCAAACGTAGCCAGCGCAAAAAATACATCACTCTCTTGTTCAACCCAAGTAGTTACCTTGGGGTAGAAGGCATCCAAGTTCTCTACGAACAGATGTTCTTTCTTCTTAGTTAACTCTGCCGCACAATAAGTCCCGTGACCCGAAGACGGCAAAACAACCGCTAGGAATTCAAGCGGATTCATTTAAGTCCTTGGGTTAATTTAGAAGAGTTCTTTTTGTGCGGGGTCTTTTGGTGGGAACTCGTCCAACGGAGCAAGCGCCATGAAGCGGCGAAGCAGTTCGTGTTGGAACGTAGATGGCAAGTCTTCTCTATCGAGAATCAAAGCACATTGGTTAATGAGTTCGCTGTTGGTCAAGTTTCTAGGTTGAAAACTTTGCATGTTTCTCTCCAAGCCTCGTCGGCTGATTTTGATTTTTGTAATATGTCAAGCATGACTTCGGCTCGGTACTCGTAGGCGGGAAAGATGTCTTTACCCAAGAACCAGTTGTACACAGTTTGGCGCGTCACACCCAAGGCTTTGGATATACGCACGACCGAGAAGTCATGGTGAATCGCCCAACGCCCTAGCTGGGTTCCCAGCGACTTAGGCGTCTTCGCAATCTCGTCAATGATTTTTTGTGAATATGGCATAAGTTGTAAAGGGGGGATAAGTATTACTTATCCCACCCTCTTTTTAGTCTTCGTCGTCCCACGCACCGACTACGTCAGCGAGTGACTTCTTGCCGGGCACGGCGCTAGGCTTCTTCTCTTCCTTGCGCACGGTTGGCTCCTCGTCCTCCTCCGCCTCAACTGCCTTGGGCTTAGCCTTGGCCTTGGGTGCTGGTGCTGGTGGCTCGTCTGCCTCGTCATCGGCTAACTGGGCAACGCTCTTGGTCTTAGGTGCGGCACCCTTGAGCGCGTCGACAGGCTTGCCATCTTGGTTTGCCACGTTCAACACGACTGCCTTGGACGCATCGTCTGTCGCACCTTGCTTGGCGGACAACTCGTACTCTTCGTCAGTCAACCAACGCATAGCCTTGAAATACAACTTAGGCGCTTCGGCCTTGGTATCGAACTTCATACGGGTCACGACCATGCTAGGGTCAACAGACTGCGCCACCAACCAACGGGCATACGCTTGGAGTGGGCGGTTCTCGCCGTCTTCCTTGCCGAAGATGGATGTAGCGGGCAAAGCCAACTGCATCACATCACCCTCGACACTGTTAGCCAACACAACAGCAAGGCGCTGTTGATAACGGCAAGCACGGCTTTGACCATTGCCAGAACCCGCTACGTTTTGTGGGCAACTTGCACACGTATCGGACTGGATGTTGCGGGACTTAGCGTCTGGCTTGTCGCCATCGTTTGACCAGCAGTCAGGGGCGGCGGCTGTCTCGCCATCGTATGCCTTAGCGTAGAAGGTACGTGCGATCTTGGGCGCGGCTTTGACAATCACCACATCAAGGAAGCGTTCGTCAATAGCGGCAACCTCCTTACCCCCAGTTAAGAGACGGAATACACCGCCCTTGATGGAGATACGCTTGCCTGCGTTGCCTGCGCCACCACCCGCTAGGGCTCGTGCTACGTCAGAGAGTTCGCCAGTGCGTGCAAAGGCGGGTAGTTGGGAAGGGTTGAATAAAGCTACGTTGCTCATTTAGTTTCTCACTTAGAAGTTGGTTTGCGTACCGATACGTCATACTCTGAATTCGAATTCAGACCCGGGGGTACGACACCGGGGTTTTCGTCAAGGAACTGCTTCATGTTCAGTTGGGCAATCCGCTTCTCGAACAAGTCGAGGGCATCGTGCTCCAGCACAAACTTCTTGAATGAGTCCCAGTCGGCTGTCGAGTAGCGTGTCTTTACAGACAGAACTACTGTGCCTTGGTCAGTGCGAACAGAAGTCACGCCGAGGGCTTGCATCTGTTCTTTCATCGCGTTCTTGATCTCGTCTTGCTGAGCCTTGAGCAACTCCACTTGCGTGTCGTACTCCTTGGTCAGTTCCGAAATCTGGTCGCGCATTTTGCGGTAGACCTTTGCTAACTTATCGAGTGGTATTGTTTGTTCACTCATTTTTATTTTCTCCTGATGTTTGTCTAAGGTTGGACAGTGTACATGAAATTAAATTGATTGCAACTCCTTTCAAGATTTAATTTCGCTCTCGAACAATTGGGTAAGAAGTGAGTGGTCGCTCACCTTGGAGGTCAATGCTTTAAACATTTTCCTTTCTATCGGGCTACCTTCTATGTGTAGAACAGTAACCTTGTCGGACGTCTGACCCTTGCGATCAGCGCGGGCAATACACTGGATGTACTGCTCCACCGACATCAAAGGGCCATAGAACACAACTGTGTCAGCGGCGGTCAAAGTGAGGCCGTGTGCAGTTGCTTGCGGTTGCATCACAAGGATGCGGGGTTCGGGGTCAGTCTGGAATCTGCGGATGATGTCACCACGCTTAGACGCCGGCACATCGCCACGAATCATCTCGGCTGGTATGCCTTGCTTAGCAAGGTGCTTGATGATGGCGTCAATACTACTGATGAACAAGGCGAACACGATGACCTTACGGCTAGTCTCATCAAGAATTTCTTCTAGTACCGCCAAGCGAGGCGCGGCATCGAACTCAACTACTTCACCGGCATCGGTGTAGGCAGCACCACAGGAAATCTGCAACAGCTTGGAGACACCAGCCGCCGCGTTGACTGCGCTAATCGTCTCGCCACCAGTTTGAATCAACATACGTTCTTTGAGTAACTCGTAGTACTTCTTCTGCTGTGGTGTTAGTGGCACCTCGCGGGTCATGGTGATGACGGGCGGTAAGTCCAAGCACTGTTCCTTGGTGAACCTAATAGCGGGTTGCAATGCCTCATGCACAAGTTCAGACGCATTAGCCTTTGGCGCCCACTTGAACTGCGTAACCTTGTTCATCACTGAGTCCCGCCAAGCGCTAAAGAACCGAGGCACGTTGTTGGCGTTAACCAACTTAGCCAAGCCGTATGCATCAGCAGGCGACTGCGATGCAGGTGTGCCCGTCATCATCCACAGCAGGGTATCGGGCTTGACGATGGACTGCAACGACTTCCAGCGCCGTGTGGTCACGGTCTTATATGCGTTGGCTTCGTCCACGATAACCAGATCGAACTTGCCGTTGGCGTTGACCTCGTCGGCTATTAAGTTCAAGCCCTCGTAGTTAGTGATGACGAAGTCATAGTTCTGCTGAACCATCTCGATGCGCCTAGCCGCCTGTGGGTGGTGGGCGATGACTGCACTGCGATGGATGATGCTGGCGTTTAAGTCCTGCATCCATGCTGACTGCATGATCGACAAGGGGCACAGTATCAAACAGCGACGCACCTCATTGCGTTGCATCAGGTAGTCAGCCGCCCATAGCGCAGACAGTGTCTTGCCCGTGCCGGGTTCGGAGAACACAAACGCCTTGCGGTGTAGTGTGAGGAACGCAGACGTATCGATCTGATGCGCCATAGGCTTGTACTTGCCCGGCCAGTTGTAGCGCCTGATGATAGGCGAGGGGACGTTTTTCACGCCCATGTTCTTCAATACTCTTGCTTCGTCTAAGCCCCAGAAGACAGCAACATCGGCAGAGCCGTCCGAGTAGGACTCAACGACTTGACTGCGTGGAATGATGCTGTACTTCTCTGGGCTTCTGGTTCGTAGTAAGAGTGCTTTGTCTTCGATGATTTCCATTTGCTTCTCTAATGTTATTTGTTATCGCCTTCGTTGGCCTTCTTTGGGCGCAATCGAAGGTTGCCGACTGTTGACTTACCGCCCTTGCGTAGCGGCTTGACATGGTCAATGTCTTTGCCTGATCTATCTATTCCTTTCTTGTCATACAGCCGACGTGCCCGCTGGCGCTCATGCTGATCTGATCCGGGTCCCGACTTACCTGTTTGCAAGTCGCGTTGGTACTCTGCTTTGTAGTCACGTTTACGTGTTGCCATGCTAATGCTCCTTATGAAATTCGCATGATTTAACGGGGCACCATCCGCATAGCGGGGTGCGTGTTGGGTTCCATACATCGGCGTCAATAGATGCCGCAATGCGTCCGACTCTCTCGCGGTACTTCCACCACTCGGCATCGGTCTGGTCAACGGTCATGGTGTGCTTGACCATATCGTTCTTCACTACAAAGAGCAACGCTGACTTGATCTCCCGAATGTGGGGGAAGTTGGCGAACACCATGAGCGACATGAGTTTGAGTTGCTCACGATCAGGGTACTTGTTGTTGCCCGTCTTGTAGTCAACCACCCATGCGGTCAAGTTGTCGTCGTCCACGATCAGCAAGTCAGCCACCCCTCTAACCCATGCGTTCTTATCGAACCAGCCCGTAGGCTGTAGGTCTTCGGTCAATGCCATCTGGTACTCGACCAACTTGCGACCGGGCTTTGCCATCAACGCATCGAGCGTCGACTGAACAAACTCAAATTGTTCGGGCAACGGCTCACCTTTACCAACATAGTCTTCGGCTGCCTTGTGCAACTCCTTGCCGTAGATCACTGCTTGAGTCTCTTTGAAGGGGTACTTCTTGAGAATCTTTACCTCGTGGTAACGGCGGGCGCAGCCCTCGTAGTCTTTAAGGGAACTATGGCTCCAAACAACTTTAGTCATTGAATTTCGCAGTCTCTATTGCTTTGTTTAATCTCTTGGCAAAGCCAGATACGAAACGCTCATTACGATTGAGGTTTTTACACCCCATGTCGTTGAGTATTGCGTGAACTAACTCGTGCCAGAACGTATCGTTTACATCCGTGGTAGCAAACTTCTTGCCTGTCTGTGTGCTTGATAGACCGATCTTGATCTTCTGTTCAGGGTAGTACACCTTGCCCATATAACCTTTCTCGACCATAGCTTCGACAACCTCGACGCTGTACCACTTGTTGCCTACTCTAATTTTCTTTGGTAGTTGCATGCTTCTCCTATTGTTTTGCTAACCCGTATCTACGGTGTGCGCCACCGTCAGCGTCTAGTGGAATCCCCGGCATATACCGTGGCTCCATAGTCATTTGCGCCAAGACCCAAGTCTTAGCGTCATCAACCTCTGCATCTGGCACAACGGCTATTAGTTCGTCGTGCACTGTGCCTTTGACTGGATATCTCTTTGCTACGCGGAGCATCCCGTCAGTCATCACGCATCTTGCTACGCCTTGCGTGACGTTGTTTGTTATCTTACCTGCATACAGTTTAATCGAGTCTTCGCCGTATGTCCACTGCGCCCTACCCTTGTCGTCTTTGGTACGCTTGAGGTCAGGGTACAGCAGGCTCATGCCAGAGGGCAGAATGATCTGCCCCTTCTTGAAGGTCAAACACTTGTAGGTGTATTCCCTACCACCATACAAACTCGTCTCGATCAACTGCCCAAACATGTTCCACATATCCACCACAGGCGTAGCAGTCGAGCGGTAGATGTCGATGATGCGCTTGGATGCCATGCAGTGAATCAGTAATTCTTTCTCTGTGCATGTGTGTGGAATCTCGCGCATCTTGATGACGTTGTCGTCCCACTCAATGAAACGCTCGACGTGCTCTTTAGTAACTCCCAGTTTTTTGGCAAAGGCTATGTCGTACCTGACCGGCGGCGCACCGAGGAATCCCGTAAGTAGTTGCGAAGCGAACGATGCCCAGCCCAAGCCGTACCCGCATCCAAGCAAAGCACTCTTTGCAGATTGACGAAGGTCTGGGTGAGTGTCTTTGGTGAGGTTCGGTATGTTGAACATCTGAGCGCCGAACGCTGCGTAAGGGTCACCACCTGCTTTGAAGATGTGTAGCATCTCTGAGTAATCCGCCAGCCACGCGAGAACTCGCGGTTCAATCTGAGATAAGTCCCCCACGACCAATTGATTTCCTTCGGGAGCCATAACCGCTTTGCGTAGGAACGAGCCTCGCTTGAGGTTTTGCATGTTGATGGCCGAGCCTCGACTTGCCGTCCAACGACCCGTCGCCGCACCGTAGTAGGAGAGAGGTACTGGTAGGGAGCCACGTTGACTAATGTCGAGGAATCTCTGAGCCCTTGTACGCTCGGTGGTGGATTTAACCCGAAGGCGTGCTTCACACAGGAGGGCAACGTCTTCACGTTCACCGTTGAGTAACGCTTGGAACATTGCATCGTTCTTAGCCAGCGCAAGTGTTTGCTGGCCGGTAGTTTTACTGACCTTGGTTGGGACAGCCACCCCAAGCGCTTCAAGTAAGGTCGCAAACTTTGGATTCGACGCGAGCGAAGTT